TTAATGTAGTGAATCCAAGAACGGCACGAACCAGTCATATACAGACGGGTTGGAGTGGCAAGTGGAAGCACAAATCTGGCACATTCCTTTGCAACTCCGTTTTCTAACAGAGCATTATAAAGATTCATAGAATCCTCAAAGTGTCTTGCGATTAGTGCCTGATACTCCTCTTTTTTCTCCTGTGGAATATCATCGTTACTATTCTGACGATTTTTCAAGTCCTGACTACGAAGATCTGGCACAGGTATTTGAGTATCTAAGAGTTTTGTATCAGCATATCTCTGCGAAAACTCCTGAAACGTAAAGGATCTATGCCTCAGAATCTGGGCCGCTAATCCCCTCGTAGTCTCGATTTCAAGAGTCATCGAGGATTGTTCAAATACACTCCAATGATTATGTTTAATACAATACTTTAATAACCCCGAATAATTCTCATTTTGCTGATTGGAAGGATTTGATACCCTAGCGATATATGCCATCATCTTCTCAGCATCGGGTGTGATACTTACAAATTTAACATTCATAATTATAAAATAAGTCTCTTTTTAGGTGGTGTTGCAACAGCAGAATTACCAAACATCTCTTTATATTGATCCACAACATCATCTTGTGTCTCTGTAATATACACAACATATCTCTTAGTCACATCTACTTCTGTATTTCTTTCTTTAAGAATAGGTGACCAAGGAGCAAATGCTAAATGCCCTTGTTGTTGAGATGGAACTGCTACAATCGGATTAGCAATTGTAACAGAGTCATCTGTTTCTTTAACAAGGTCTGCTACTACATCTTCACCAGACCACATTCTAATTAGTTTTACATTCATTAGCCAAATCCTTTTGATAATTTATTTTCAATACTAGCAAGTTCCTCTTTAAGAGTCCTTAATTGACCTTTCATCAATTTTATCTCATCGTCTGTATAAAGATGCTCTTTAGAAAGCAATCTTTCCAACATCTTAACTAATCGTTTTGCTCTACTAGACATTATTGAAATTGTTTGAATATATTATAACATAAAAAAAGAAAGAGTTCAACCTGGGTTTAATGTCATATTAAACCCTACAACTATTCTGTCTTTGTCTCCAGTATATAAAGATTGATAATGATCAAGATATGAAGGGAATAGTACAAGCTTCCCATTTTCTGGCATAACTCTTATACTTGTAAACACATAGTTATTACCACAATCTGTAAAATTTGGAGTAACTGGATTCCTAAAAATAGTTTCTCCACCTTTATCAACCTCACCAGAATCAACATAAAAAATTCCACACCAACTACAATTTCCATGATTATGTACATCATGACAACTATATTTCTTTCCAATATGAAACCAACTATCTACAAATCCAACACCATATTGACCATTTAAAATATTATTATTAAATTCACTTACAGTTTGTACAAGACAATCTCCAAACCATCTCATAGATTCTTGTATTATACTCTCATTAGAATTAAAAAAATCAAATGCAGATTCCTTTAAATTGTGTTTAACATAATCACCCACATTTGAATCAACTCCCTGTGGTTGATTATCCAATATATAATTTTTCAATCCATCAACAATACTCTCATTCTTATGAAATACCAAAGGGGTACTAAAAACTTGATCTATTCTCATATCTCATAAATTATATTTTTAAAGTATAGCATAAAAAAAGAAGGGGTTCAACCCCCTTCCTCTTTTTCTTTTGTTCTGTGGAACTAAACAGCAAGTTTCTTAGAAACTTTAAGACCACGATACATTAAATCGTAGTTTCTGTTCTTGTTATGCTCTTCGATGAGCATTGCACGATACTCTTCAGTATCGTAAGAATTTCCACGGTAAGTGACTTTTGCCATTGGCTTTACTCCAAAGTAGTAGGGTTTTTAATCCGTTCCTTTAGTCGGCTTTTGCGTCCCATATACATCCATAAGTGCTACCCTTTACCATTTGAACCAATTCGGTTCTATATTCAGTCGAAGGTGATATCTTATCGATAACTACCTTCGCTTGCTCACAAGTTAAAAGAGTGGCGAGTAGTATGTCCATGAGATGAACGATCCGTTCCGAGTCGGCTTACTTGCGTCTCCTATACGGGAGATGAACGTTGTGTTAATACTAACACATTTTAATTATTTAGTCAAGTTAATATGTAAATTTGTTACATCGACCCTACAGGGCAAAAAATACCTGGAGATTTTTTTGCCCGATATTTGGAATTAAAAGTCGAATTTCGTTTCAACTAAAATTAAGAACCTCTTGACACCTTTCAACATCTTTCTTACGTACTAAATTAAATGATATAGATATTCTTTCTTCATCAGTAGAACTTGGATTCACCTCATGCTCTAACCAACAAGGAAAATACAATAACATATTTTCTTTTGGTTGAATCTTATGAGTATGGGATAAATAATTTGGTTCATAATATCTCAAGTCTGCCATAGAGTAATATACAGGTTGTTTAGGATCATAAAATACAATATCCCCAGAGTTCTCAGGAACTTTAAGATAATAGACACCCGAAAGAAAATTTATCGAATCAGAATGAGTGTGCCTCCTATTTCTATTACCTCTTTTATTAACATTTACCCAAGTACTAATGAACAAATCACCTAATTCTGGATCTTCATACTGAGGTACATTATCCTTTATAGCATCAATCAAGGGTTTATAATCAAAACAATGTCCTTGATATCCTCCAACATTTGAAAAATTCCGAGTAGGAGTAGTTAATTTAAACTTATCAACCTCTCTTCTAATTACTTCAAGATCTAAATTTAAATCAACTGACCATATAGTAGTAGGGAATAATTGATATTCCTCCATTACTTCCTTTTTTTCTTTCTAGAAGGTGCTGTCTGATATCCCCACAACTTAGGACTTACAGTCCCCTTACCATATTCAATACTCTTCAATCCATCCTTAAACTTATCCCAATACATATCAAAGAGTTTAGTCCTTGTACCTCTAGTTAAATCCAAACAATCTTTATTATCAGTTGTATACTTAACAACCCAAGCATCATTAGGTGCTTGTGCAGTATAAACATCTGATAATGTGCCATTAGAAACTAAAATCTCACAGGCATACTTTGTTTTAGAAGTTTCTTTCTCTTCCTTAGTCCAAGGTTCAAACTTAGCTTCTGGTTTAGGTTCTAACTTTTTTTCTTCTTTTGTTGCTACTTCTTCAGTCATGATCTACCACCCCAAGTAATATCTGGATATGCTTCAGATACAATCTCTTTTGTAATCTTATACTTATCCTCTAATCTTTTATCTTTAATAAGAATTAAAATTTCTGCTTCTCTTGGATGCAATCCTGTAAGAATATTAATGAACATAGTCTCTCTACGGAGATTACTTAATCCATTATTACCACCCTTAATAAAGTTATAAAACTTTTGAAATTCTTTTCTAATACTTGCCTTACCTTGATCCTGTGATCCAAGAGAATTAGATCCCATCTCTGCCATTTTATTGACAGAATCATTTATTTTACCAGTTAATGTTCCCGTCTGTGTTTCATCCTCTATGTTACTACCATAAGGAACTTCACCTTCAGGTAAAAGAGAAATAACAGTTTCATCAAAGTTCCATATAAAGACTGCTTTTAATGAATTGTGAGAATATCTTTGGAGTACTTCAATCTTCTTTGCTTTGCTTCTCATCTTAGAAGCAGCATCTAAAACCTCAAATACAAAAGGATTTGGTGGAAGATCTGGAATCTTTTGAGTAACTACTTTGGGTTTTGCCTTTACAGTAGTAGATTTTTTAGTCTTCGCTGTCGTCTTCTTCGTTGTTGTCATAATTTTCAAATCTGAATGCTACAATTTCATCAGGGAGAACATTGCCATTAGAGTCAAACATCTCTGGATGTACTTTAATTTCATGATAGTTCATAAAGTACTCTCTGGCAACCCATCCACCAATTAATCCTACTATAAGAAATAGTATTGTTAGAAAAGATCCATAAACTAAACTTATTGCTAACATTTGCCTACCTCCTATGGTGAGTGTTTTTATATGTGATGGTTTGGTTTTCTTTTTGCCTCCCGTTAGAATAAATTCAAAACCACGATCAATATTATAATCTGGTTTATTTATACCGTCCTTAGACGATTTGGTTTTCTCTGAGGTATTGAACAGTTTCAGTACACCCTCCAAGTTTTTTTCTTTCCCCTGAGTCATCACAAACTATTTGTGGAAATGTTGATCCTTGACCAAACTCAGCATAGAAATCTTCCCTACTAAAGTTATCCTCTAAATTATACACGACATGATTCTGTTTTGTCAATGCCATTACTTCTTTTATCTTCTCACAATATGGGCAACCTTCTCTACTATAAATCGTAAAGTTCATTTCTCGATATTATTTAAAAAATTATTTAGTAACTATTATAACACTTAAATATTTAATCCACCCATAAAGAAAGAATGTATCTGGACTTCCTTACTTGTCTTTATATTATCAGTTGCTGTTGTAGTAGTAACATAATCAGCTACTGCATCATCTGTAGGTATAGAATTAACTGTTGGGCTACTAACATCAATAGTTCCAGAAATAGTATTTCCTAAAACCTTATCTCTTGTAAGAACATCTATAGAGTTTATACTAATAGTATCACTTTGATTTGGGAACTCTAAACCATGAGTTAAATTCCACTTATCATTACTCGATTTCCAAAGAATCTCCTTATCCGTATCCCCTTTAAGTTGTATTCCTCCATTATTAACAGCAGAATCACTATTAGAAAGATATCCAAGTTCTATTTTAGGTCCTTCCATTCTTATAGAAGTGCTTTCAATACTAAAATTAGAACCATTTACTAAAAGACTTCCAGTAATATCTACATCAGAACTAAAATATGATTTAGTAGTAACACTAATACCCAATCCAACATTTACATGACCATCTACATCAAGTCCATTTTGAACAACATCTAACTGACCTGTTATTCTAGTATTGCCAAGTACATCTAACCTTTTACTATTAGCATGATCAGCAGTTCTACCAATACCTAAGTTACCATCAATCCTAGAGTTGCCAAGAATAATAAAGTCATCACTTGTAGGTAGTCCACTTACTGCATAATATAATTTACCATGACAAAGAAATGTTACCTTAGAATTAAAATTTGAGAATCCAACTAAAGATTGACCAGCACCTAATTTAATATCAGGTCTAGTATATGTTTGACCTGGTCCTATTTTAAAACCAAAGTCCAAATATTCAGTACTATCAAAAGAGTTTATATCACCATTTGCAAGACCTAATTTTACAGTTGCTGGATCAGGTCCTAAATTACAAATAGATACTGTTACTAATGATTCAGATCCTACAGGTGCAGTAAACAATGCTTGTTTCGTTGGATCAACTGATAGAGTATGACTTAATACACCTGATCTTACAGGGTTTATAATATCATTAGTCGTTTGTCCATAATATAAAAAGTTTACATCAGGCTCAGTTGATCTTACAAGTAGTTCCTGTCCTGCACCAATAAATATATTCTCAGTCTCTATTACTTCCCCATACTTAATATATCTATTATACTCAAAATATCTTACATCATTTCCATCTCTATACCCAATCTGTATTCTAGATGGATTATAATTTTTACTACCAACAGTTATCTTACCAATTGTTAATTTATTATTTGGTCCCTGATAAAGGTTGGTAACTGGACCAGGAGATGGTATAATAGAATTTAATAAACCAAATGCCATTTATCGCAACCGAATACAATTTTAAATATTTATAATGATTATATTAACAGGAGCAAAAGGATTCA